GGCCACTTAATCCGCGAGTGGTTCCGGGATCACTAAGAGTCAAAACGTGTCGCAATACCTAACCCCTCTAAAGTATGCATCGCTCAGCATCATGCCTGAAATAGGCATCAATGAGCTGGAAGTTCAATACCCCGGGTGGATTGCTGCAAACCTGACGTTGCTGTCAGGCAACATGGACGTTCAGTTGGCGAAGCGTTACGTGACGCCGTTCCAAGCGCCGTACAATACTCAGCTGGAATTCTGGCTCACGCGCATGATGGACCCGCGTGCGTATCTGAAGCGTGGCGTTGAGCCCAGTGATCGCCAGTTGCAGGTTCTCATCGACGATGCAGCAAAGGTCGAGTTAGAACTACAGAAAGCAGCGGACGCGGAAAAGGGAATGTACGATTTGCCGCTGCGTGCGGACGCGCCGAACGCCAGTGGAATCAAGCCATCAGTATTGAGTCATAGTGACGTAACCCCATTCGACTGGATGCGCACGCAGGCCATCAGAGCGGGTGGCTATGGCCGTTGATAATGCCAAGGGCTTCGCCACCGTTGACGAGTGGATTAAAGGTCTTCGCTCACTACCAGGCATGGTCAAGGCGGCTCCTGCTGCTCTGGTGCCAATCGTCAAGGCTGAGTGCGACGCGACTATCGCAGCGGGCAGATCACTCGACGGCGAGCAGTGGCCCGCCAATGTGCGAGGCGAACAAGCGTTGCGACAAGATCAAAAAGATCTGACTGTCGAAGCATCCGGCAACGTGCTTTGGATTCGAATCCGCAACGGTCTGATATTTGGTCACTTCGGAAACCATCGACAGAAGGCGCGTCGAGTGCTGCCTGCTAGTGGACTTCCGTCGAGACTTGGTAATGCAATACGACTAGGCGTTATTGAAATGGAGCCAGAATTTCTCACGCGCAAGGGTGGCCACAGAAAACCAACGAGGGGTATCAAATGGCAATAGTCCTGGCCATCCCCTATATCTATAGCCTGGTAGTTGCTGATCTCGCGGTGCGCAGTCCCGACGTCGTTCCGTTCTTCGGGTGGTCGAAGGTGCCACGCCAGAAGCGCTCTTACGCCGTGATGATTTGGGTACCAGGCGACCCGAGCGGCAACGCTGGCAAAGACCTGCCGCCCCGAAACATTGGCGAGAACCCGCGCAATGTTGCCGACTTCGACGAGCTGTTCCAGGTGCAGCTTGCTGCGCACGATGCATCGAAGCCAGCGGATGATCTCGCGCAGTACAATATCACGCGCCTGCTTTACAACGACTTCCGCGCCGCGCTCTATCTGTCTGCTCATGGAACGGTGTTTATCGATTCCATTGCCTGGAACCTCACCGGAGGAGCCGACGGGCGCCTAGGTGGCGAGCTGCTTTGCGGCTGCAGACTACGCAGTCCAATTCCCGATTTGCTTGCCGAGGCTTTCGAGGTTTCGCCAGTGTCGGCACTGCTCAAAACATATCTACCGACCACCGAAGTGGATGTTCTAGTCACACCCTAAACGCAAAGGCTTTTTATGACCGTACCAGCAATTATCATCAATAAGCTCGAAGGTGGGCTAGGAATCACTGCAGGCGCCACCGGTAGGATGTTGGCTCTCATGGGCCCTTCGAGTGCAGGCACTGCGAATGCGCCCGTTGCACTTGCGCGAGCCTCCGACGTCGTTTCACAATTCGGCGACGGCTCACTTGTGGAGTCAGCTTGCTACGCAATTCAGCACTACGGGCGTCCTGTGCTGCTCGTGAAAACCGCGGCAAGCACAGCAGGCGACCCGGGAACTCTCGGCACTACTGGATGGACCGGTAGCATTGCAGTCACTGTCACTGGAACCCCATACGGTAGCTACGAATACCAGCTCAAGATCATCACTGGCGGAACCGTTGGTACCGCTGGAATCATCCTACAATGGTCACTTGACGGTGGTCGCAACTGGTCAGTCAATACCGCGCTTGGAACCGCCAACAGCTTTGTGATTCCACGCTCTGGAATCACACTGAACTTCGCCGCTGGCAACGCAGTAGCTGCTGACATTGTGACCGGTGTTTCGGTGGGCCCTGCTGCAACATCGAGTGATCTAACGACTCCGCTGACTGCACTATATCAGACTACGCAAGACTTCGAGTTCGTACACCTAACGTCGCCCGTTGATCCAACAATTGGAGCAACGTTAGACGCATGGGTTGCTCAATGCGTAGCCGCGTACAAGCCGAAATGGTGGCTTGGAAATGCCGCGTTGCCTACCGCTGCGCAGAGTGACTCAGTATACCAGACCGCAATTGCTGCTGCATTCGCCAGCTACTCCACCACCTGTGGAGCAGTCGGAGCCGGCGCGGCTCGAATCGTTTCGGCGGTACCAGGTCGCGCATTCAACTACGTGAGCCCAATTGCTCGCGCGGTCGCCCCATTGCTGCGCAAGGTGCCCGAGCACATTCGCATCAGTGAGATCGACGGGATGGTTCTACCGGGCGTCAGTCTCAGCGATGCAAACGGGAACCCGTCAGCTCGGTGCCACGATGAGTATCTGATGCCAGGGCTTGACGATGCTCGGTTCCTCACGCTTCGCACCTGGCCCGATGATTTTGGTGTGTGGTGCAATCGGCCTCGGCTACTCTCGGGAACCACGAGTGACTACCAGATGGTGCCCGAAATTCGAGTGTGGAATCTGGGCGTTTCCGCAATGGCGCGCTTCTTCAAGCGCCGCCTGCAGAAGCCAATACTTGGCAACACCACGACCGGGTTCATTCTCGAGAGCTTCGCAAAGGAGCTTGAAACGTCGGCGAACAAGGAGCTTGCAAAGGTGCTCGCCGGCAAATGCGCGGGAACTTCCATTGCAGTGTCCCGCACCGATCCGCTCAACGTGCGACCTACCAACATCACTGTCGAGTTGCGCGTCAAGCCGTTCGACTATGCCGATTACATCACCGAAAACTTCGGCTTTGCTGCAACCCTTTGAGCTTCCGTCGATTCAACTTTTGGAGTCTTGAACAATGTCAGACCGAATTCTCTACAACGGAAACCTAGTCGGCTGGTCCTCGTACCTGCTGAAAATAAACGGGCTCAGCTACACCAATCTCACCGAGGTGTCAGATGGTGACAAGCTGGAACGAGCCTACGGCTATGGCATGAGTCGCAGTCACAAGCCAATCGGCAAGACTCCGGGGAAGTACACGCCGGACCCACTCAAGATCAAGTTCTACCAGCACTCGCGCGGTCTGCTGATGAATGACCTGGTTCAGACGTCGCCCGATAACTCGCTTGCAAACGTGCCAGATTTCCCGGTGTTTCTGCAGTACCTTGAACGGGAAACCACGAGCAGCACCCTGTTCGTTGATTGCTCGGTAACTTCGATTGTGGAGTCCATTACCGAATCGAACGAAGGTGTCATGTGCGAAGTTGAGTTCATGCCGCTCTATATCGAGCGCGATGGAATCACTCTGTTTCGACCCGACCTAGTACAGTTCTAACCGCTCGCAACGGAGAGCAAGAAAGCGGATAAACCAATGGCGACACTGAATGAACTACGAGAGCAGGCAGCGGCCAGGCAAGCAATTCACGAAGCGCAACGCGCCGCAACCATGGAGCAAGAAGAGATTAATCTGCGCGAACTTCTGCTGGAAAATAATCTGGTGTTGAACGAGGATGTGGCCGCCATCTTCACGCGCAGCGGCAAGATTCTGGCGGTGAAGAAGCCAACCCGTGTTGCTCATAAGAGCTTCGTGAATGCGGCGAACAAGGACAAGTTGAATGCGGACGTCATCGAGACGTATCTCAAAGGCGTACTCTTCTACCCGTCGCAGCAAGAGCTGCAGGTCATTCTTGACGAAACCCCTGGACTACTGGGGATTGCCGTCAACAAGGCGAACGAACTCATCAGTCAAAGCGAGGTAGAAATCTCGGGAAACTGATCGGCGCCCAGAAGCGGGCGCTAGATGACACCGGGTACCTGATTCAATGTTACGAGCAGCTGCTGCCAGCCCCGCGTGACGACCGTACCGACGAAGAAGACTTGATGCGTGACGCTGGCATCTATGCACTAGCAGTATTGACACGAGTCCTGATCAAAGCGAACACCGAGCAATCCAAGTAAATGGCCGACTTACAAGCAAGCTTCGGAATCAGTTTCGCGGACGAGGTGAGTCCCGGTGCCAAGTCGTCCGCGAAATCTTTGGAGGACTTGGAAGGGCAGATCAAGACCGACACTGCTGCAATTAGTGGCATGACTAAGGCACTCAAGATTATGCAGCAGGGTACCGTGGTTGACGTTGCTGCGTTCAAGCAGCTTCGCACACAACTCGCTGATACCAAGATCCGATTGGCGTCGAACCAGAACAGTGCGGTCAAGTTAGGGCAGACCTTTGGTCATAGTGCCAAGGATGCAAAGAGCCTCGGTGACGAGCTCAAGGGTGCGCTGTCTGGTGTTGGGGGTCCGATAGGATCGATTGCTGGCAAGCTCACAGGAATGGCAGAGAAGCTCGGGAAAGCGGGCGTTGTTGGTGGTGCAATCTTAGCCAATGCCGCACTTATCGCCCTAGGTGCTGCTGCCATTTATGCATTTACGCAGTTAGCCAAATTCGGTTTGGCTGCAGCGGATGCTAGACGCTCTGAAAACATCATGCTTGAGGGCATGATGAAAGTACCGATGTGGTTCGGGATTTGGGGTCAGACAAGCAGGACTACTGGCGCGCAGATTGAAGCCAACATCAACGCCATCGTAGGTTCAGTTTCACAGTCACGTGAAGAGATTGTGGGTCTGGCTGGTGACTTAGCTCGAATGGGGATCTCCGGTAAGGCAAGTCTCAAAGCAGTCGCCGATGCTCAGGATGTCGGTGGTGAACGAGGCAAGCAGTACGCTCTAGGTCTCATCACGTGGAATCGAATGCTTGGTAAGAGTTCGGAGCAAACTGCCAAGATCATTGAAGCCCAATTTGGCGCCCTAGCTGCTTCAAAATCAATGGGCTTCTCAGTGCAGATGGCCAAGATGCACGAGAATATCAAGGGGCTCTTCGCAGGCATCAAGATCGAAGGATTCCTCGCAGCACTACAGAAGGTCACCAAGCTGTTCTCACTCGACACTGAGACTGGCAAGGCTCTCAAGCAAATTATTGAGACCCTGTTCAATCCGATCTTTGGCGGGGCGGGCAAGGCAGGGGACCTTATTAAGGATCTGTTCCGTGACGCGGTGATTAGTGTTCAGAAAGTCATCATTTGGTTCCAAGAACTTGAGATTTGGGCACTACGAACCTTTGGCGCCAAATGGATTGATGAGGCCCAGGGAACCGCCTTCAAAGCTGTGCTGGTGGGCATAATTGGTTTGCTCACGGGAATTAGTCTGCTGCTAGGCGTCATTGCCGTAAAAGTACTGATAGCCACAGCGCCATTTTGGGCAATTCAAGTCGCCATCGTTGCGGCTGCTGCTGCTGTGTACCTGTTCGCCGATCAACTCGTGAAAGCCTTCCATGAGATCTCACTCGATGACATTGGCCACTTCATCATTGGCGGGCTCTGGCGTGGCATCAAAGACGAATGGACTTCATTCATTGGCGGATTCAAGGGACTGATTAGCAGCATCCCTGAACTGTTCCGCAAGATGCTAGGTATTCATTCCCCGTCACTCGTTTTCAAGGCGCAGGCGCGCTTCATTCCGATGGGCGTTGCGGCTGGCATCAATTCAGGAATGCCAGTTGTTCATCAGGCAATGCGTCGCATGTACATCACTCCATCCAACGATGTGCAGTCCGCATTTGCGCCAGCTCCACAAGCGGCGCCGCGTCAGAGCGAACCGCAACCCATGGTGAATCACTTCCATATTCAATCGACGGAACCCAAGGAAGTGGCCGAAGAAGTGTACCGCGTGCTCGCGCGACTAGAGCGCAGGAAGGGGGCCGCGTAATGGCTGCCGCCGTTGCTGAGTTCAAGTCACCCGACGAGACGCCGATCAACTACATTCTGTTGATGAGTCAACAGTCGCCAGGCTATGCCGAGATCGTGGGGCTTAGCGCGCCGCGCCGCCTGCGCATCATGGCGGGCCCCGGCTTCGACGGTGCCGCCGTTTCGTTTGGTGGGTTCCTAGAGCAACACTTTTCAGTCAAGATCCATCTGTACAACGATGCAGACTGGGCAGATTGGAACGTGTTCAAGCAGTTACTCACCAAGGCCACTGCAAAGACCCAGTCCGTCGGAGGTTCCAAGGTCACTCGCGCAATGGACATCTGGCATCCGTTCCTTGCAGATCCGCTCTACAACATTCACGCAGTCACTGTCGAGGATGTCATTGGTCCGATACGCGGTGACGAAACCGGTGAATGGATATTCGAAGTGAAGTTCGTTTCGACG